CTAACGTTGCCATACTTTCTTTCTTCAACGTAACTGTTGCAGAAGCAGAGCTATCTGTGATTTTACTATATACCACAATAGTCCCGCTATGGCTATTATACAAATTAATGTTCTTAATAAGAGCTTCTGTTGCGTCTGGACAGGTGTAAATTGTGACATCTCCCGTTGAACCAACCGTAGTTAATATATTTTTATACGTTGAAGCCATTATTCAAAAAACCAACTTAATGCCCTGCTACTGTCTTTACCCTCTATTTCCACCGGAAATTCCTTCTTTGTAAGAGCCATCTCAATGTCTCGAAGTATCCGCTGGTAAGTATTTGAATCGTATTCTGTAGGCGCATCTGGAAAACTATGGTCTAAAAGACTGCCCATTATCTCCTCCCATCCGGACGAAGACCCAACCGTAAGTCACCAAGCGTCCAAGTTAAATCCGCTGTAGAACTCTGTATCCGTATAGCAGCTTGCCGTGATCTGGATCTTAAAAAAGATTGCTGCGTAGAAGACGTAACAGCATTTGTAGAATTTGTTGCTAAAGAATCTCCAGGATAGTTCCTTGTTTTTACTATGTAATCTACGGATGCATCTGCATTACTGCTCGTTATGTCTACATCAGGTATAAGCCGATCCATAAACATGAACTGCTCACCGTCACCCAAATCAAAATCTGCGGATTCTATAAACGAAGTCATAGGGTCCCCGTCATTATCATCACCAGATTCATGTATAAAAACATAATTGACATCACTGCTTTGCCCACAAGCTCTAGGATTATCATGTATACTATAGTCTACCCAAGCTGTTCTTGCTAAAGTACCAATATCCCATGTCCCTTCGGTATAGTTAAACTTAACATATCTATCTATTTCAGTCGAATCTGAAGAAGCATAAAACCAGAAAACCTCATGGAACATGCGGTTGGAACCGCCAAAAAACTTAAAGCTTTGATCAAGGTTTATATCGTCAAACACATATCTGAGAACAGTACATGGAATAACCTGCACGCTTCCAGCGTAAGCGTAGAAATTTTCCCTGTCCATCCAGAATACTTTATCTCCGATAGTCACAGATGTGTTTGGACCAAGAATTGAGACGTTACCCGCAACCAATGTAAAAGAGAACACAATATCTCCCCCCACATATCTCATGGCGTGCAAATTAGAATCAGTCCAAATTAGTATTTCCTGCCGTGTTCTTTGAGCGGATATTATCTCTGACCCTGATGAAATTCTCTGGCTTCCTGCCGTGTTTGCCACTTCAGGCGTCCAATTAAAAGGAGCCTCTTGACTTGACCATCGAACCATAAGTAAATCCTGATCTGTCTCATCCTTGGCGTTACATCCGAAACAAACAACGTGCCTGTCCGCTCCAGAAATCATAATTCTTCTCGTTATGGTTGGTGCGTCAGATGCCCCTGATTGGGACGAAAGAGTTGTTGCCCTGTTCGTGAGACCAAGCGTCTTGTCCCAGTAGTAAGGCGCACCATCATAAACATTAAACAGTAAATCTTCTCCCCAGTTATCCTGGGAATACAGCCTTATATTAGAACCTGTCTCAGCAGACGTAGCCGAAGATTCGCCCCATCCTACAAAATCATTGGCCTCTTTTACATCTACACCGTCAGCATGTGCGGCAGCAAGTGTTCCTCTAACTCCTCTTACAACACCAGCGTTTATTGTGTGGGTTGATTTACCTGTGTATTGAATAAGTTCGTCTTCAATAAGCATTAAACCAACATAAGTAACGCTTGCACCACTAGAAGAACTAGCTGCTGTTGTCCCGTCATCTCCCCGTGTCAATGTTCCAAACGTACTGCCGGAAACGGTTCCGTAACGTATTTTTTCGCTTCCTATCAGTATAGTGCCTTTGTCAGGAAAACCACTTGTGCTGGCAACCGTAATTGTTGTGTCTGAAGCAGTACGGTTTTCAGCAGTTGTTGTAGACGCTGTTTCAAAACTTGAAGCACTTGTTAGCGTAAAAGATGTGTCTGAATCACTAATGCCACCGCTGTCATTAAGGGTGGTCTGGGCGTAACCTGTTGATAAACCACCCCATAAACCCGCACTGAAACCTGTTCCACTGACTACCGTATTTAAACCTGTATTAATCTGGTAGGTCGCTACTACAGAAGATCCTCCTCCTGAAGTCGATCCAGAACTGGCTGTACCAGCCGTAGTGATAGTGTAACTGTTTGAATCTATAACAGTTAGTTGGTGTTCCGTGTTCAGTTGTGCGGCAGTAATGCCGTCTGTTGTGGTAGCACCGCTTAATGTTACATAGTCATTGTCTACAGCACCATGGGCAGGAGCCGTAACCGTAACGACTGCACTACTCGCGCTTCCTGTCTTTAAAGGGTTTGTTCCAAGTGTCGTGGTGACTCGTATAGGGGTAACATCATTATAGCCACCGCCTTCTTCAATATAGAACTTGGTTTCCGTACCAAGGCCCATGTACTTAGAACCGTCAAGGGCTGCCCATACATGAAGGGAACGCCCTACACCATTGATGGTGTTACTGCTCAACCGTTCCCAACCCCCCATCTTTTCAGGACGGCCTTTACGGAACCGTATAAGGTCAGAGTTGTACCACCCGTTTTCATCGCCGTAGGAAGTTGTTTCTCTGTTTACACCCGGCTTAAAAGTGATCTTAGTTAGAGGCATAGGGCTACTCTTCTAATTCTGGCCAATCAAATTGGTTGCCGTCCTTATCTATCCAGACGCTTCCCGGTTTTATTTCCGTTGTCTTATTGTACAACCACATTTTCTTCTCCTATTTTTTCATATTAGATACAATTAACCAAAAAGCTATTATACCACTTATCCCTACAAGTATAATACCTCCGATATACTCAAGAACCTTATATATCTTATCCCACTTCTTTTTTTCTTTTTTTCTTGCCTTCTCCATTCTTTTTTCGTGGGCTTCTATTCTTATTCTTCTTTCCTCAATAATCTCTCCCCAAGTGTCAGGGCCAAATCTTTTGTTTATCATTCTCCTCACAAGGTCTAACTGCTCTTCTGCAAGTTTTTCTTCTATCGTTTCCTTCGCTATTGATCCTAATGAAAAGGCATCTCCTGAAGAACCTAATCTTTTACCTATAAAATTATCCCACTTACTCGCTATGGGATGTGATTTCGTATGAACTTGTTTAGTTCCAGTAATTACTGAGTCAATCTGGTCTGCTATTTCAGATACATCTCTACAAGTTCCAATTACACTCTTAATCCCCTTAACTGCGCTGTTTACTAAAGCGATTCCTGCCAAAACTTCTGCAACCATAACATTACTCGACTTCAACCCAACCCTTGGAGTTGTCTGCTTTGTAAACGTCCTCGTCCCAAGAATATCTCTTATCGTCACTAGCATCACTAGGCAGTGCAACAGGTGCTTGCCAATCATCGTTAGAATCCAAAGCCCATGAAGCAAACGGTTGTGGTGAAATAAATTTATCCTTAGTGGAATCGTAAGTGTAGCCAATACCCGCAAATTGCTTGCGAATTTTATTATTGTAGCTAGTTTTCACCCAATCATCTTTATGGACATTATCTTGAAGCCACGAGATGCAAGCGGCTTCACCGTCATTAGTTTCCATGTCGTTGTCCATCACTAAGACTTGGACAACCACTTTGTCTGAATTTACTTGTGCGTAATGTGCCATTATTTTACTACCTTTAAGTCTGGCTCCAGTATCTCCGGAGGCTGGGGGTTTTGCTTTTGAGTTTTGCCTTTTTCAAAAACATCGCATTTTCCCCACTTCATCATGGAGGGAAATATACTAATAATTTGACCTTGTATCGTCACAATCGGTACTGGTGGATTCGCCACGCACAGAACTTCACCTTCCGCTTGGCTTTCCATACTGTGACTGCAAATATCGCAACTTTTTTTCATTCTAATTCCTATCTAAATCTTGGACCCAAAAACCACGTTACTAACGAATATCTATTTCCTTTTGTTACCTTTTCTACGCAGTGTTGCATATATGACGGGAACACAAGAATGCTTCCTTTGGATTTTCCCTTTAGCGCAGTTTTTTTATCACCATAAAACTTAAATTCGCCACCTTCATAATCTTCATTCAACAATATTGTCATCGACAACTTTCTTGTTTTACCGTTTAGCCAATTATTTTCTGGCTTATCATAAATTGTTACACCATCTCCGTCTTGGTGGTAGTCATAAAAACAACCTTTGCTGTACTTACCAATTTGCATACTCTCTGCCGCATCTACCTCAAAATTCCAACCAGATTGTGTATTTGCAGAGGCCATGTAACTAAATACCAAATCGTAGAGCCATTGCTCCGTTGTCCAAGAAATATTTGTCTTTCGCTTTTTTTGCCCTTCTTTTCTTTTAGTCGTTGCCGTATTCCATTTTTTATCTGCAAGTTTTATTATTTTGTTGCACGTTTTAGAGTCCACCGCATTATCAAAACGCCACCAAGTTACACCCCCTGCCATTACTTGTATTTATACCTAACTATTACAACGCCTGAACCGCCTTTTCCACCTTCACCGGGGTCTCCACTACCACCCCGCCCATATCCACCGCCGCCTCCGCCAGTGTTAACTGTGCCATTACCACCCGGATTATTTTGATACCCCCCATCAGCACCACCACCTGCACCTCCATCACCGGGAGAACCAGTATAACGTCCACCACCGCCACCGCCAGCGCGAGTAACACTTGAGCCACTTATAGTTGAAGCAAGTCCATCTGCGCCATCGCCGCCAGCAGAACTTGTACCTGCCGTAGCGTTATCTGCGCCAGCACCACCGCCGCCACCACCGCCATCAGCATTTGCGCCACTAGGACCTGTACCTGCTCCACCATCATACCCTTGATTTGATGTTCCAGATCCAGCGGTCGGGCCACCGCCACCACCGCCTGATCCACCAGTGGCTCCAGTGTTAGCATAGTTACCACCGCCGCCACCGCCTGTAGATGTTATTGTTCCAAAGACTGAATTTGATCCACTAGCCGCAACGTGGGAAGGCCAATCAATGTCACTTATACCACCTGCACCAACTGTAACTGTGTAATCTCCAATTGCCGCCGTCAGACCAGTTTCACTTGAGCCACCGCCTCCAGATGCCTCACTATTCCAACTAGCGCGATAACCTCCCGCTCCACCGCCACCAGCACTGTTGCTTGAACCCCCCGCTCCACCGCCAGCTATAACGAGGTAGTCGAGGACGTTGTCATCTACGCCAAGAGTGTTGACTGATAGAGTGCCAGATGATGTGAATGTATGTATTTTATAATCGCCAGTGTAGGTGACCGTGCCACCTGTAGCTTCTAAGAATAATTTTTGATAGTGATAGCGAACTATTACGACACCTGATCCACCTGCCGCACCAGCGTGGCTACTTCCTCCAACTTGACCACCTGATCCGCCTCCGCCGCCACCAGTGTTAGCAGTTCCAGCAGTGCCTACTACACCATCACCACCTGCACCGCCTCCGCCATTACCACCAGCGCCAGCAGACGTTAAAGCGACATAAGCACCTCCGCCACCGCCGCCACTTCTGAATACAGCAGAGCCAGTTATACTTGATGACAAACCAACGCCACCTGCCGCCGCGTTGCTGGCATCTGGATTACCCCCAACCGCGCCAGCACCGCCGCCACCTGCACCGCCATTTGAACCTGTTCCAGCGCCACCCGCAAAGCCTTGGGTTGGAGAAGATGCAGAACCCGCAGTCCCACCTGATGAACCACCACCGCCTGATCCGCCTGTTCTACCATCATCAACAGAAGTAGTACCATATGCACCCGAACCTCCACCAGCAGTTGCTGTTATGCTACCAAACACACTGTTACTACCATCTGAACCTTGAGCCGCACCTGCATTATTAACACCGCTACTCGCACCACCTGCACCACCTGCACCAACTGTTACGGTGTAACTACCAGCGGCAGACGCTAAAGTTACTTCTGCGGCTCCACCGCCGCCTGTTAATTCTCCAAGAGTGCTGTTACGATAACCACCAGCACCGCCTCCACCCGATCCTGTATCATACGCACCACCGCCGCCACCTCCGCCAGCGATGACAAGGTACTGAATTGGGACTCTTTTATTGGCAGGTATTGTAAATGTGCCAGATGCCGTGAATGTATGTATTTTGTAATTGCCGACCGTGGTGATTGTACCACCTGTAGCGGCATCAAGTGTTGGTGAGTATCGTGCAATGACGACGCCTGATCCTCCTGCGCCGCCACCCTGACTTGGGCCAGCATTGCCGCCGCCGCCACCACCAGAACCTGTGTTTACTGTTCCAGCATCTACCGTGCCACCATAAACTGTACCGTCACCACCGCCGCCCGTTCCACCAGAACCAGCCGCCGAAGTAG